CTATAACTTCACTGGTTCCACGAACACCTTTACCATTCAAGTAGACCCAACAAATACTTACGGTGCAGATAGCACTGACCAGCAAGTAGACGTTACTGGATCAAGCAACACATTCACCCTAAACCAAGGCACCACGGCTCTAGCGGCTACTTTAGATTTGGACTGGATGATACAGGGTAGTAACAACACTATAACGTCTAATATAAATATTGATGGGGCAACTAACTATGTTGATATAGATGGTTCAGATAACACATTAACCTATACTGGGACAGGGACTACGGCATCCGCAGGAGGTTATTTTTACCTAGACCAAACAGGCGGTAGTCGGACATTTACTATTCAACAACTGAGTACTCTTGATAATGACTGGCTCAAAATTGTTAATGTTGGTTCTGGCGGTACTATTTGCATCATTCAAAACGACCAAGGTAGTAGCACAGGCTGTTGATATAGGTGGCGTATCTGAGGTATCGGGGTACGCCCAAATAAAGAGAAACAAGTCACCGCTTAGTGCGGATTTAAAGTTATCCGTACAGTCAAACGATGAAGCCATTACCTCCAACGGTAGGATGGCTATTACGTTCCTTGACGATTCTAAAGTAAAGCTAACAGAGCATTCTCAATTAACAATAGATGAGTACATCTATGATGCCAACCCAAGCAACTCTAAAATGGCTCTTACTTTTGGCCTAGGGACTGCTCGCTTTATATCTGGCAAGTTAAGCAAGATAGACAAAAAGAACATTACCCTTAAAACGCCAACGGCTGATATTGCCATAAGGGGAACTGATTTTACCGCCACAGTGGATGAGTTAGGCCGAAGCCTCATCATACTATTGCCCGATAAGAACGGTATCTCTAGTGGAGAAATAGAAGTTTTTACCGCTATGGGTAGCGTTCTATTAAACAAGCCCTATCAAGCTACCACCGTATCAGTGTTTGAATCCGCACCATCCAAGCCAGTTATCCTAGATTTGACGTTAGATTTTATTGATAATATGCTTATCGTTACTCCCCCCAAAAAGGCTGTGGCTATTGTAGAGGAGCGCATAGTAAAAGCCTCAAGCATATTAGATTTTAATGGTTTGGATATTGACTACTTAGAGGAAGATTTACTATCCGATGACAGCCTAGAATTCACAGAGCTAGATATAAACTATCTGGATGTCAATTACCTTGAGGATCTCCTTAATATATTGGACGCGCTGGGAATAGATGAAGAAAAGGATGAGTTAGCTCAAGTTTCAGGCGTTACCGTATCAGGAACCACATTAGGGCTGGATGTTAAAACTCAAATAACAACTATCATTACAGGGCAAACGCTAAGTTTATTTCGGAGTGTTAGCGAATCAGCAAGGCTAGACCTCAACATCTCAAACGGTTACACAGTAATATTAATTCAGGATGGGGTATCTAACGTCATAAAAATTAACGGTGGTGATTCCACTATTAGAATATTGCAGGAGGGGTAATGAAAAAAATAATTATAGGTATCGTAGCCGCGTTTTTATTTTCCGCTTTAATATACCAGCCAACAATAGTTGAGGTTATTAAGCTAAGAACCTTTGACCACTTTGTAGAAACTGAGGAACCTACAGGCAATATAGTACTGCTCAACTTAACTGAGTCAGATATTCAGCGGGAGGGCGGCTGGCCGTTTCCCAGAGAAAGGCTATCTGAGATTCATGTAGACCTGCTCAATAAAGGTGCGGCCTCAGTATCGTGGGTTGCCGTGTTCAGTGAGCCTGATAGATTTGGAGGAGATGCTTATTTTGCTAAGGCGCTATCTTATGCTCCCAGCGTAATCGCTATGTTTGAAACTGATGGCTTCAAGGAAATGCCTAAAACTGAGGGAACAGTAATTCTTGGTGATGATATTGGAGGAATAGAGGCTAAGGGGGTAACTCAAAACATTAAGATTTTAAGAAATGTTGCGCTTCAAGGAATAGTATCAGCCCCTGTTGATGTTGATAATCTCGTTAGGCGTATGCCTTTGCTAATGAGAAGTCCTGATGGGTGGATGGCTAGTTTTGGCACCCAACTTTTAAAGGCAGTCACAGGAACAAGTACCTACGTCATTAAAACCAACGCTAACGGTATTCAAGAGGTAAGGGTTAAACAGCTAAACCCCATTCCAACAGACAGCGAGGGGCGCGTATGGGTTAACTGGGTATCCCCGCGTGAAACCACTCTTGATAAAATGGATGTCAGGGGGAAAATGGTCATAGTGGGAACTACGGCTAAAGGTATATTGCCTCAGGTTGCCACCCCCAAGGGGCTGTTATACCCCCACCAAATACAAGCATCATTAGCTGAGACTATAATTCACGCCTCTAACAAGCGTATGCCAATGATCCCAAGTGAAGCGCAACTGTATGAAATGCTAAACTTCATCCTTGGCGTTCTGTTGGTGTTTATTTTTGCTAATTACTTAGGCATTTATCTAGGGGTTGCCCTGTCTTTGCTATCAATGGCTGGAATGAGTGCGCTAGGATATATGCTAATACAGCGCGGGTTCCTGATAGATGTAACGTGGACGCTAATCTCTCAGTTCGTAGTGGCATCCGTTACCTTTTACCTGAATTATAAAGAGCAATTCAAGCTAAGAGAGCTAATTAAAAAGCAATTTGAACATTACTTAGACCCAAGGCAAGTCAAGAAACTCCAAGAAAACCCCGAATTACTCAAGTTAGGGGGTGAAAAGCGTTACTGTACGTTCCTATTTACTGATGTCCGTGGGTTCACAGCCCTATCAGAGAGCGTAACGCCCGAAGAGGTCACTTATATTATGAATAGAGCGCTGACAGCACAACAATCAGCGGTTGCAGAGTGTCACGGAATGGTAGACAAGTACATTGGTGACGCAATGATGGCTATATTTGGAGCGCCATTAGACCTAGAGAACCATGAGGATTGGGCTATTGAGTGCGCCAAAAAGATACAGGAAAACATGGTAGAGCTTAATGTTGAGTTTGAGGCTAAGGGGTTGCCGCCTGTACAGATTGGAATAGGTATCAATAGCGGAGAAGCAATAATTGGCAACATGGGGTCAGACCAAAGGTTTGATTATACTGCAATAGGTGATAGCGTAAATGTTGCCGCTAGGTTAGAATCTGGCACTAAGCTGGCGGGGGTTGATATATTAATAGGATCGTCAACCGCTAAGGTAGCTAAGTTTAAATTAAAATCTTTGCCAGCTATTGAGGCTAAGGGAAAATCTAAAAAGGTAGAGGTGTACACGCTTTGAAGGAATCAGCAATAAGCAAGATTGAAGGGCATGAAAAAGAGTGTTCAATTCGCTATCAAAATATTGAAAAAAGGCTTGAAGATGGTGCGGCTAGGTTTGACCGCCTAGAAAACATGATGTGGGGCGTTTATCCCTTTATGCTCGCGTGTCTTGCTGTTGCAAAGTTCACTTGATACTATATGCATTTAACCAACACCCCAGTAGGGGATAAATAAAGCAGAGGCTAACTATGAGCAAGTCAAAAGAAGCAGTTATGAAAGAAGAAGCACAACCACAAGTTTTTACTTACGTTAACTCCGAAGAGGGCGTTCAAAAAGAATGGCCTGTAGAATCAATTAGTGCTGAGGCAGGTATGATTATTAACCATGTCCAACAGCTACAAAACAAAATTGCTCAAATGAATCTTGAGGCTGGTGATATTAATGCCGCTATTGAAATGCACAAAGCGAAGCTCCCAGAGTTATTGCCTAGTGATGAACTGGCGGTAATCACCAAACTTGAAGAGGAAGAGAAAACCGCTCACTAAAGAGGTGATACATGGCTGGGCTAACAGTACAAACTCAACCTACAGCAGAGCCATTATCTGAGGCTGAAATAAGGAATTATCTAAAGTCTGATGATTCAGCCGATCAAGCGCTCATCTTAATGATGGGTAAAACTGCGCGTAAATTCTGCGAGGACTTTACGCACAGGAGCTTGATGTCTCAAACTCTCAATCTTTTTTTGGATGCTACGGAAGATATGAGCAATCCGTTGTGGGAGGGAATGAGAACAGGTCCATACCTAAACTACTACAAAAACTACGTGACCCTTCCAAGGGGTCCAGTACAAACTGTTTCCAGCTTAAAAACATATAACGATGATGATGTGGCAACAACAATGGCATCAAGCCGCTATTACGTTGACACCGCAAGAGAGCCATCAAGAATTACGCTAAGAACTGGGGAGACCTTCCCGACAGCGCTTAGAGTTGCAAATTCTATAGAAGTTATCTATGTGGTAGGTTATACAAGTGCCTCAACCGTTCCTGAACCTTTGAAGTTGGGTATGCTAATGCATATTGCTTATATGTTTGATCAGCGAGGGGACATGAAGGACTACCAAGAAACCCTGTCTATGCCGCCCATGATTCAAAAGCTATACAGCCCTTATGTAGTTCATGGGGGCATGGGTAGCTCAGTCTTGATGGCAACTGGATAATGGCTGGCTCTGGAGCCTCAGTAGGCGCTCTGAGGAAAAGTATTGTCATTCAAAGCATGGGAAGCACAACCGATGCTGGTGGAGGCCGTTCTGTTGCTTGGTCAACATTCAAGACACTTTACGCCCATGTAGAGCAACAATCAGCCTCAGACAAATACACGCAAGGGGTAATAGACGAAAAGGGCTTATACGTCTTTACAATGCGATATGTGGCTGGTGTAACAAACAAGCACCGCATTAGCTACAACAGCAAATTCTTCAACATAACCTCAGTAATTAACCTTGATGAAAGAGACAAGTATTTAGTGGTTAAGGCTACCGAAGGGGTGGCTGTATGAGTTTTATCATTGTTAATGAGAAAAAGTTTATAGCTAAGATGACCAAGAGGTTGAAAGAAGCTCCTTTGGTTCACGCTAAGAGAGCGGTTCAACTATCTGCTGATGCGGTAAGAAATAAGGCTATAGAATCTATCGCTGGGGGTGCAAAAAGCGGTTCAACGGTTAAGAAATACAACCCAAAAAGAACACATAAGCAGTCCGCAAGAGGGCAAGCCCCAGCAACCGATACAGGTTTCTTAATATCTCAGATAAGTGCCTCATCGTACATTGAAGGCACTACGGCTATAGGTGAGGTTGTATCCTCAGCCCCTTACTCAAAGCATCTTGAATATGGCACTACAAGCATGGGCAAGCGTCCATTTATGCAACCTGCCCTCAGAAAAAGTGCAAAAGATATAAAGAGAATATTTATAAGAGAGGGTTTGATAAGGCTTAAAGGAGAGACTAAATGAGCATTAATCAATTTGCTTTGCAGACCGCTGTATTCGCTAAACTATCTACAGACAGCAACCTTACAACCACTCTTGGCGCAAAAGTGTTTGATGATATTCCAGAAGAAACGCCATATCCTTATGTTCAATTAGGCGAGGATGTTGCTATTGATTACAGTACAAAAGACCAAACTGGTTCAGAAGTTTCAGTAAATGTAGACGTTTGGAGCAGATATAGGGGCAGTTTAGAGGCAAAAAATATAATGGACAGGGTTCACACTCTGTTGCATGATAGCAGTCTGTCCGTTACTGGCTCAAATTTTATAAATATGCGTTTTGAGTTCAGTGATATAATCAGAGACCCAGACGGGATTACGAGGCATGGAGTAATGAGATTTCGTGCAATTATGCTAGGTTAATATAATCAACGAAGTTGATAGGAGAATTTAGATGGCGGCACAAAAAGGTTTAGATTTATTACTAAAAATTAACATTGGCGGCACCTACACAACTGTAGGCGGTTTGCGCTCAACGTCAATTACTATGAACGAAGAATCTGTAGATGCTACAAGCAAAGACTCATTCGGTCAAAGAACATTGCTTGCTGGTGGTGGCGTTCAAAGCGTTTCCATGTCTGGCTCAGGAATTTTTACTGATTCAGCGGCAGAGGTTGCTGTCAAAGCGGCTTTTGCGGCACAAGCAAATACGACTAATGGAACGGCTAGTAACCAAACAGCGGCTTTCCCCAGCTTTCAAGTTATTGTCCCAGACCTAGGAACCTTTACTGGATCTTTCCAGATTACTTCCTTAGAGTATGCTGGTGAATATAATGGTGAAGCAACTTACTCTATATCGTTAGAGTCTGCTGGATTTACTACATTCGCATAATACTGGAGGTGAGTAATGTCTTGGACTGTAGCTAAGATAAGTATTAACTCCGTTAAAGTTGTTGGGATGGTTAACGGTGAAAGAGTTACCGTTGCCTGTCCTGAGGGCTTTGATGGGGCAAGTGAGATAGTAATAAATGGCAAAAAACACGATGTTGTGGATTGCCAACTTGACTCCAGAGATGGTGTCTTACATTTAACCGTTGCAATGGCAACTACAAAGAAGGGAAAGTCAGATGACAAATCCGTTAAAGGGTCAGATATTAATTAGTCTTGGGGGCAAGGATTACACTTGTCGCTTGAATGTTGATGCCATTATTAAGATTGAGACACAGCTTGATAAGGGCATCCTTTCAATTACTCAAAAGCTATCAGAAGCCGATGTTCGCATGGGTGAGCTAGTTTGCATTCTATTACACGCTCTCAGGGGTGGTGGTAACGATGTGAATGAAACTAATGTGAAAAGCATTATTCAAGATACTGGAATTGTTAGCACCTGTAGCGCAGTAGCTACCTTATTGGTATCAACAATGAGTGATCCTTCCTCAGAAGGGGTTGAGTCAAAAAAGGGCTAGGTGACGAACTAGATGGAATAGTTTGGAGGCGTTTCTATGAAATTTGCGTAGGAATGGCTGGAATCCAACCTAGCGAGTTCTGGAATATGTCACCTGTTGAAGTTTACGCAACGCTTGCTGGATTTAAGGAATTTAATACATCAGACGATGGTAGTGACAAGCCTTTAGATCGGGAAAGCCTTGAACAGCTAATGGAGTTATACCCAGACTAATGGCTACTAATATTGACGAACTTGTCATCCAAATCAGGGCTGATACCAAACAGCTAACCAAGGCTCTTGATAAGGTAAAGAAGAAAACCAAAGATGCTGGAAATTCTGGCAAAAAGGGCTTTGCTGGCTTTACCAAGCAACTAGGTAAACTTAAAGTAGCCGCTTTAGGTGTTGTGGCCGCGATGGCCGTTGTTGTGACTGCTGGAAAAAAGAT